TGCAGCAGTACCTGAAGTTAACGTACCAGCAGTAGAGAATAGATATGCAGGAAATACTCTATACGTATCGTCTCATTCTAAAAATCCTTATCCTCCCGTGACTATAGGATTTAAGATAGATAATGAATATAAAAATTACTATGCAATTTATTCATGGCTTAATTTACTACATGATCAATATGACGGAAGGTATAATGCTCGTGAGATAAATCAAAATAATCCCGATTTTCAAGATTACCAAACTGATTTAACAATATTCGGTAAGGATGAATTTAATAATAACCGTATAAAATTTACTTATACTAAAGCGTTTCCTACATCTGTAGACGCTATAAATTACAGTTATACTGATGCAGATGAGATAACTTCAGGGTTTACATTCGTTTATTCACAATTACATACAGAAGTTATCGATTTTTGAAATAATTAAACTGAAATAGGATAAATAATTTTATGGCACAGCGTACTATTAACTCACCTGGAGTAGAAATAAGAGAATCTGATCTTTCCTTTACAACACCTACAGCTGCTGGAACTAACGTTTACGTTACTGGTTTCGCTCAGCAAGGTCCTATTGATGAAGTTCTACTGATAACCACTAAGCAAGAATTGGTTCAAATATATGGTCCCCCCACTAATGCAGCAGAAAAATACTTTCATTACACTTTAGCTGAACTGTTAAATTCACCTGCTACTGTTTACGCTGGTAGACTGCCATACGGTCCAAGTACTGGTGATGGATTTGGATCTAAGTATTCTGCTTTAGCTTATTCTGTTTCATCAGTAAAAGCAGACGCTACTGGTAAGTTAGAATCAACTACAACTCTTTCAAACACAGGTTCAGGTCTATATGTCGTTGGTGCACCTTCACACTTTGAATTAACTGAAAGTCAATACTTACAATTACTAGATGGTTCTGGGTTAACTTGGAATAACGATTCGAGAGCAGCTAGCGTTGCTCCTACAAGCTTTTCAGATATTGGTAATGCTGGGTTTATTGTTTTAAACAAAACTCAATTAGCTAATAACGATGGATTTGAAGGTACATATGTTGGTGTATTAGATAATACCCAAAACCCAGCTACTCCGTTTAATGCTATTTCAGGTGTAAATGTTTTAACTGCAGCAGCAGATAATGTCGCTCCTGGTAGTTATACAAGTCTACCAACAAGTACAATAACATTTGATTTAACTTCCTCACAAACAGATGGATCAGGACAAAGTATTTCACGTGTAATGGAAAACTTAACTGACTATGATTTAGATGGTAGAACGTATGATGATTTCATTCAATTTGGTGTATTTAAACTTCGTAAGTCAATTTACGCTAATGAAGCAACTAAGCTCGATTATGTATTAACTGATATTGTAACAGGTTCTATAAATGCTAATAGAACGCAGCTTAATCCAGCCGGAGGAGCTGATGTTACCGCATTCGTAGGTAATCAGGACTCACAAAATATTAAAGTCTTAGTTAATGATAATATATCTAATAGATTATTAGGTAATAATGGCTTAGACTCTTTAGGACGTCCTATTCAGAAGCTTAAAACAAAAGGAGGTCTAAGAAATGCAACAGCTGCCAATACTGGTTTTGCGGCATACCCACCGACTGCTGCATCTGGAAGTGCAGGAGCGCTTGCTGGATTAGCTAATATTCCTAATACAGCTGATTTATTCCCGTTAGGTCAATTTACTAATCAGACAGTAACTACTAAAATTCTCGGTGATATTCCATCTAAGCTTGAAAGATCGCTCGATAATATTAAGAACGACGAAGTTTATAATATAGATATAGTAGCAGAAGCTGGTTTAGGTACTATTAATGCAATAATGAGCGCTGATACAGCTAATCCTTATTATTATGATGATGAAGCTTATAGTGGTAATATTAAAACCGCAGTAGAAGGATTAAGAAAAGGAACTGATATATCCGGAACAGCTCTTACTTTAAGAAGTAATTACTCTGCAGTCTTTAATAAGTTTGAGAAGTTTGTTAAGCCTCCATATGAAGGTGGTGATAGAGGTGATTGTATCTTTGTAGCAGATCCAATTAGACAAATTGTTATTAAGGGTGCTAACACTAAGCCGTTATCTGATAAGACTAAAAACTTCCAAACTGAAATTTACTGGCCGATCAGACATCAGTTTGAGAATGAGAATACTTCTTATGCTACAGTTTATGGCAACTGGATGGCAGTTAATGACAGTTATGCTGGTAAGCAATGCTGGGTTCCATCATCTGGATTTGCTGCAGCTGCAATGGCTAGAACAGATGCAATTGCATTCCCATGGTTCGCACCAGCAGGCTTTACTAGAGGGTTAGTTTCATTTGCTAATGATATTGCAGTTAATCCTAATCAAAAGCAGCGTGATGAACTTTACAAAGCTAATATTAACCCAATAGCTCAATTCCCAGGATCGGGAATCGTAATATTCGGTCAGAAGACTTTACAGAAGAGGCCAAGTGCATTCGATAGAATTAACGTTAGAAGGTTATTCTTATCATTAGAGAGACCTACTAAGCAGTTAGCTCGTCAGTTTGTATTTGAGCAAAACTCAGAGTTTACTAGAACTAGATTAGTAAATGCTTTAACACCTCTGTTTGAAAGAGCGAAGAACAATGAAGGATTATTTGATTACTTGATTGTATGCGACGAAAGAAACAATACTCCAGCAGTTATCGATGCTAATGAGCTTGTGGTAGATATTTACCTTAAGCCAACGAGAACAGCAGAGTTTATCTTAGTTAACTTCTACGCTACTAGAACAGATGCTAATTTCCAAGAGTTAATTAGCGGTTAAACAATAAGAACAATTAAATAATATTATGGCAACTACAATTCAAAACTTCTTTACTAGAGCAGCTGAAAATCAATTTTCAAGAGATTTTCTATTTCGAGTTAGAAACATATCATTAACTGGTGGAATAGAATTCGTTGGTAATGAGGACTTAGTTTATGCTAAGACTGCAACTCTACCAGGACGAAACATCGACAGTAAAACGGTAAACTATTTTGGACAAGAGTTTCAAGTACCAGGTAGATCTACTTACCCTACAGCTGGAGGCTATACTATTAGTTTTTATCATGATGAAGATTGTACTTTAAGAACTAAATTTGAAGCTGCTTCGAGACTTGTATTTAATAACGAAACTTCTGTTGGTGAATATGGAATGCCTGGTAACGACTCTGTTATTAATCTAGTACAGGTAGATAAACAACTTAACGATGTTAGAACTATAGAGCTTGTTGGAGCTTCTATTAGAAACATTAGTGATGTTGAATATTCTATTGCCGATGGTACTGGCGATGTTCTAAGCTTTGACGTAACATTTGCATATCACTTCTATAGAGACTTTGCTACATCATAAATTACTTTCGCGATTAAATATTATTAATGGCGAGTGAAACACTGGAATTCCTAGATGGATATAGCAATAGTGAAGAATTCTTTCTTGCACATCCATTTCTATGGAAAGTAACGTTTGAATATGATGCATCTTTATTATCCAACGTTAATGATGCTATAGGTAAAGCATATAGTAATACAGATGACTGGCGCGCTATTACCGAGCCTGATAGGTTTACAAGACATGGTAATGTATTAGTTGCGAGAAGTGTTACTGTACCAGCAGAAAATTCACAATTCGATATTGCTGGTTCTCAAAATTTAGGTGGCTTTCTTCCTGGTTATGCTCTTAATAAAAGAACTGATTTTTTATCTAAAAACTTAGCAATTAACTTTTTGGACACACAAGATGATATTGAACATAATTTCTTTAGACCTTGGATGATAGCTGTAGGTATAGACGGACTAATTAATAGAAGGTTATTGTGTAATGTAACTTTAAGACAGTATAATAATAAGATGCAGATAAGAAAGGGTTATAGATTTATAGAAGTTTTTCCTACTAATGTAGAAGGGTATACTTTATCTTATAATGATGAGACGTTTCAAGAAAAATCAGTTACGTTTGCATTTAAAGAGTATAAGCCACTTAAAAAAGAATCAAGATTAGCGCGAAGAGATATAGACGCTTCTCTTTTTGATGGTTTTGATAGAGCTCTTCGAGGCGTCTAGAATAATAGAGGTCAACTCATAATTATAAACATGGATCACGTGTTTCAGCTTCCTAACGGTAAAAGCGTTACTGTAAAGGAGTTTTTATATAAAGATGTAAAAGAGTTCTTTTACGATAAACCTCTTGAAGCTAAGGCTGACTTTTTAAACACTTTTATAAAAACTAAAAATTTAAATGTATTAGAAAAATTTATAACTTTAGTTAAGCTGAGAGAAAGATGTATTAAACAATCTGTTACCTTAAACATTAATGGAATAGATAAAGATGTAGATTTAGAATACATTCTCAAAGCATTTAATGAAATATTAGATATTAGAGAAGAAGTTAAAATAGATAACTTTAAATTAGTTTTAGATTACCCTACTGAATTTGTAATATCTACTGATAATATATTTAAAATTATACAAACTATTGAAATAGATAATGAAATAGTAGATCTAAATTCAGTAACTTCTGAAGAGTTTACTTTAATTACAAACTCACTTCCAGCACAGGTATTACAAACCATAACTGATTTTTATAATAGAAAAAAGAAAGCATTAGTAGTTTCAGCCTTTGAAAACGCTGATGTTGAGATAAACTTCTTAAACTCTTCCCCTTTTCATTTTCTTGATACCTTATATAAATGTATAGATCCTAATACGTATAGAGAATATCTATTTGTTCTTAGTAAAAGAATGAGAGATGTTACGTTTTTAGCTAACAGCACCTTTATAGATATATTAGATTATATAGAGCTTTATAAAAGAGAGAGCGAAGATGAAAAAGAAAAAGTTGCAAAAATAAAATAAGAGTTAAATAATAGTATGTCTAACACTAAAGATTTTATCTCTAAATTAACAGAGTTAAAGAAAAATTTTAAGATTTTTATTCCATCTGTAAATAAAGAGGTTAATGCAACGCAAATAAATCTAAAGCAGCAAAAGGATATTATATCAACAGCTGTAAACGGGGTTGTTGGTGCTCTACAATTTACTAAAGCAGTTAATGATGTAATTATAGATAATGTCGATGGTGAAAATTTTTATACCTTCGATAGAGTACCAGTTTTACTAGCATTAAGACAACAATCATTAGGTAATAAAGTAATAGATTCAAAAGATAACATCGTCTCTGTAGATGATTTTGTTAGTAAAGCAAAAGATGTACCTAAGTTTGAGCTTAAAAAAGAGGTGAGTATTGACTCTATCAAAGTAAAATTAAAGATTCCTACTTTAAAGGATGAAAATGTTATTCTTAGGAGAAGTATTTCGGAGATAGAAAATTTAAAAAGCGATAGTCTATCAGATGCAATGGGATTAATCTACATTTTCGAAATTGTTAAAGTAATTGAATCAGTTTCTGTAGGAGAAGAAGAAGTCGAGTTTAATAATTTAAAGGTAGCTGATAGATTTAAAATTATTGAGCAGTTACCATTAGAGTTGTATGATAAGATAACAGGATTTTTATCACAAGTAACACAATATGATAAGAAGATTTTAACTAACGATGAATCTACTATAGTTATAGATGCTACTTTGTTTGATGCTACGGTTGATGCATAAATATATATGTGTCAGATAGTTTCATAAATAAATTAGGCGCTGCATTTTCCGGCGAGACTGCTAAGGAATCTATATCTAAAAATATAATTAAAAAAGTTAAACCTCAGCTTTCTTCTAGTGAAAAAAGAAGATTGCAAGTTGAGTCTACTATATTTGCAGAAACGTTAATTAATCTACAGAGAAAAGAAAAAAAGGATACATTTGGCGAGACTAAAACTAAAAAAGATACTCCTATAGATAAAGCTAAAAATGCAATAAAAGAGGGCCAGGAGAAAGAAAAGGCGCCTAAATTTAAGTTTCCAGGTATGCTAGGTCTAGCAGCAGGTATTATAGCTTTTGCTACTTGGATTTCTGAATTTTTAGGACCTGTAGGTGAGTTTGTATCTAAAGTCTTACCCAAGCTTCTCAAGCCTTTAGGTGGGTTTGTTAGTAAATCATTGAAGGCTATTAAGGGTGGTAAGCTTATGAAGATGCTTGGTGGCATTGCCGCTAAGATTGGAGGTAAGTTAGCTAAATTTGGTAGATTTATACCTGTTATAGGCTCTCTTTTCAGCTTTGGTTTCGGTATAGCAAGATGGAAAAAGGGTGAATATATACCTGCTATACTGGAATTTGTATCTGGTATTTTAAACTTACTGCCATTCGGTGTCACTAATATAGCATCAATGATAATTGATGGCGCGTTGTTATTATATGATCTAGATAAAGAAGCAGCAGCTAAACGAGAAGCAGATCCAACAGGCGAAAGTTTTAGTATGTGGGATAAAATTTTAGAATGGGTCTTAATGTCACCAGGTATTGGAAATATAGTTAATTTAGGAAAAGGTATTGGAGCAATCTTTAGAGGTGAATGGGGTGAAGCTGGTAAGTATTTCATGTACTCGATACCAATTATAGGTAATTTACTCAACTACTTTAATAAAGATGGAAGTCTTGGTGATAGTGGTGGGACGATTGTAGGTAATTTATTTCAAGGAGCTAAAGATTTAGGGTCAACCATATTGAATTGGATTGAAAGTATTCCGGTTATTGGACGTTTTATTACACTGGGTAGAGGTTTTAAAGCACTCTTAACAGGTAACTTTGCAGAAGCTGGTGATTATTTTGCAAAAGCTTTACCAGAACTAGCCTCGTTTATTAATTTTTTAGTGTCGTTAGGCGCTGACGCGGGTGAAAAAGGAGCTTCGTTTTTGACTGACCTAGGTATTGATTTTAGTGGTCCTGGTGCATTCTTTAAGTCTATAGGTGATATGATCTTTGGAGGCATATTTGATATGTTATCAGCTGCAGGAGGGTGGGTTAAAGATAAGGTAGCTGGTATGGTTGAAGCTGCTAAAGATCTTCCTGGAAAGGTATGGGAAGGGACAAAAGATGTAGCAGCCAAAGGATGGGGTGCTTTGAAAGGGCTGGTTGGGTTTGATGATTTTCTGGTAAGAGGTGATAAAGTAATTCCTTTTAATAATAAAGATGATGTTGTAGGAATGAAAGAGGGTGGGGCTATAGCCGATCTGATTAGAAACGGTACAGGTATAAATATGAAGGAGTTAGCTGAAGCTATTAGTAGTGTGGTAAAAGGTACACAAAATGAAAAGGACAGTAGTTCATTGATGTCGTCCTTTACATCTTTTGCTACTACCTTAGGGCGAGGGCTTACTAGAGCCTTTAATCCTTTTACAGAAAAGAAAGATACTACTAAAACAGGACTACCTTCTCAGTCTCTCGCTACTATATTAGCTAAAAAAGATAATACAAATATTGTAAAAGATGTTTTTGATAAAGCTGTTACTTCAGAGATTAAAAGGTCAAATGAATATCTAGCACAGCTTGTACAGTTAACTGCAAAGATGGTGGGTAGTCAAGGCGTACCGGTGCCATCTGCTCCTCCAGTACAGCAGCAGAGTAATGATGATTCTATGCAAGGCGATATGAACGGACCTACCTTTGTAGATAGTAGACTTAAATTTAACAGTTCAACATACAGCTTCGCGTAGTTTGACGCTTAAATATTATTATGGCAGCTCTAGACCCATATGAAGGAATAAGAACCGGTAACAATCCTGGGTCATTTGATATTGTAAAAAATTATGACTGGACATCAGTTCCAAGAAATGTAAGGCTGCGGGATGAAGCACCTTCTGCTTACATTACTGCTTATGAGTTAAAATATTCACAGCTCAAACAGTTTATTGATGGCTATATGAATGTATTCTCTCCACAAAAT